TTTTTGTGAATTAGCAAAACAATGAAAATAATACCATTCTACCCAATAGTTATAACACAAAACATTAGAGGCTTGGTATATGGGGCACTACACAGGTGGCTACGAGTTAATTGAGAAGTTTGCACAGGACCGGCATTTTGGTTCTACGATGGATTTTGCTGAGTTTCTAAACACTATAGAACCAGCGCGAAGCGTTCATGCTTGGCGACAGGCAGTAAATAGGTGGGTGAAGAAGGGTAATACCTTCCGCAAGTTCGACCTTGAGGACACTACTGTCGCTGCCTCTAAGGTGTATTATGATTCTCATAATGATAACTACATTGTAATGATGGAGGTTACTGACGGCCTTGTTATCATTGATGGTGAGCAACACCGCGCTATGAAGGAGTCTTATGCTGATATTGGCGGAGGTCTTACAGTTGATGAGATGGCGCGTGAGTTTGAAATGCCCGCAGTTATTATCAGCGAGTATATCAAGGTCAATAAGTGGAAGCATGGTATGCAGCCATTCACCGATGAAGAAGTAATGTCGCATACTCTTGACGACATGGTTGATAAGTTCTTAGACATACGCAAGTTAGAGATTCTAAAGAAGGCAGACAAGAAGAAGTGGAGGCAAATAGAGAAGGATGCTGAACAGTATCTCTTACTTCGTGAAGGTCTTGCTGATTCTTTCTTTGAAGTCTTAGCCGACCATAAACCTGCAACAGTAAAGAGCAGGGATATGAAGGTTGGTAAGGAATATGCAGTAGTCTTATCTCCTACTGACTTACATTTTGGTAAGTATGGTTGGGTTGATGAAGTAGGCACTACATACCACTTAGACGAAGCACGCGAGCGCGTGTTAGGTAAAACTGAGGAGTTGTTAGCGAGGCTACCAAGTAAGCCTGAGAAGTTCTATGTGGGTATTGGTTCTGATTGGTTCCATGTTGATAATGATATTGGAACTACTACAAAGGGAACGGCGCAAGATATGGCTGCTACTCCTGCTCAAATCCTAATGGAAGGTTGCGACCTTGCACGACAACACATTGACTTACTTAGAACTGTAAGCGATGTTGAACTTGTATTCATGGGTGGTAACCACGATAAGCATACGAGCATTATGCTCATGCTTTACTTAGAAGCCTACTACAAGGAATGCGATGATGTAAATGTCGTAGTAAGTCCTCATGTTAGGCAATATGTTACCTACGGAAAGAATCTCATCGGATTTACACATGGCGATGGGAAGGTTATGAATAAATTATCAATGCTAATGGCCCACGAAGCGAGAGAGAGTTGGGGCCAAACCACTAATCACCTGTGGTTTCACGGACATTTGCATCATCAACAGATGCGCGAGATGGCTGGCTGTTTGGTAGTCCAACTACCAAGTCTTGCCGGTGAAGATAGATACCATGCGAGGAACGGCTATACTATGGCCCGCGCAGGACTATCCGCGTATATGATTGATAAGGAAATGGGCCTGATAGGAAGCCTCTTTGCTCCGGTGATGCACGATGACGAGTAATTGGACTTCGGCTAAATGTCGTTGGTGCGGTTGGGAAGCACCCCGTATGATGATGGAAAAAGCATCTACGAGAGTCTGTCCTTACTGTGGTAAGAAGGAGTTGCACCCAATATGAGTTTGAAGCAAGATTTGGCGATGGAAAGGTCGCGTAGGTCTGTAAAGTATTTCTATGAGTGGCTTGGCTACACATGGGGCGACCATATCGGTGATTGGATGCAGATGTATGGTGATAGAAAGGGTGCGGAAGTGCATCGTGTCTGTATTATCGCTCCAAGAGGTCACAGTAAATCAACTACTCTTAGGGTTAAACTACTTCATCAATGTTTGTTTGAGAAGTGGAATAACGACAGGCCCTTTACCTGCTGGTTGATTTCTGCGAGTAAAGATACGGCCATTAGGAGGCTACAGGAAATACGCGATGATATGAAGCGACATCCTCAATTATCGAGGTATCTTGACCCGAAGAAGGGCAATAAGACTGAGGTGCATTTCACTAATGGCTCTTGGATTATGGCGACATCAGTTGGCTCCGCTATTCGTGGGGAGCATCCCGCGTGTGTAGCATTTGACGATGTGCTGGTTGATTCTGACGATATGAACCCTCGCACACTACAACAATGGTTTAGGAAGGCGATTACACCAATGCTTGACCCTAATTCATCTATCTATGTAGTCGGAACTCCTATGAGTATGACTGACCTTTACCATACGGAGATGCTTGAGAACGATACTTGGAAAACAGGCACTTGGAGTTCTGTGAAGAACTACGATGAGTGGAAAAGTAGTGATGGTAAGATTAAACCCATTCCTCTTTGGCCTGAACACAGAAATATCAACTATCTCTTGGAACAACGGAAGGCTATTGGCGATTTGGAGTTTGCACAGGAGTTCTTATGCAGGGTTGTTGATGACGATTCTGCCGTCTATCCTCAAACGCTTATTCGTAAGCATCTTGACCTTGATACCATTATGCAGCCTGAGAAGTTGGATAACAACCGATATGTGATTGGGTTTGACCCAGCACACGGCTTAGGACAGGACTATTCAGTTCTTATTGTGTTGAGGCAAGACAATGATGGCTTCATTCACTTTGTAAATATGTGGAGGCGTAATGACTTCCCCCCAGCGAAGCAAACTGATGTTCTTATTGAGTGGTCGAAGCGATATGGCGCAGCAGTTGCTGCTGAGGATGTAGGCTTCCAACAAATGTATGATGCTCTTATTCAACAGAAGGGAGCCGTTGTAGATTACCGACCAAGCAAGGTAGGTAACAGAACTTTGAAGCAAGGTCTTCTAAACCGATTGAGGGTTTGGTTTGAGCGTGAGATGATTGCATTCCCCTATGGTAACGATGAAACAAGGCGTATGGTCGAGGTTATTCTTGAGGAGTTCAAGACCCACGCTTGGCGTGATGGTATGATTGTAGATTTGGGCCGACACAACGACTGTGTAATGGCTTTTGCTCATGCTATAGACCAATTCACATATAGAACACCTGATATGCCGGTCATTATGAAGACTATGGGTAGTGGTGAGTGGATGGGTGGAGCGACTAAGGGCTTAGTTCGCCCAAAGTCAGGCGTTGGCGGAAAAGTAATCAACAGGGGTGGTTTTTGATGGCTGGTCCTTTACCTCGTAAGAAGTTGTATAGACATCTTGTTAAACAGTTAGTGGCCGATGGCTTCTTCGATAGTTGGCGAGCAACGAACGAGATTTGCTTCGCTGTGAATAAGGGCGTTCCCCATAGATGGACCCCCGTTTATCCTTCAAGTGTGTTTAGGTATATGCGTGAGTTGCCCCTTGAAGAACGCTATACTTGGAACCATACATTCAATGCTATGATACGCGAGTGGAAAAAATCAGAATAATTTTTTTCAAAAAAAATATCGTAAATTGCGTGTGGTGGTTGGCTATAGTTGGCTCCTCAAAACTGAAAGATTTGGCGATAAAATCCGAATCCAAAACCCCGATTTCAAAGGCTCGATTTAAGCGCGTTGAGTGGTTCGATGGATGAATGAGTCGTGAGGAGTCTTTGAGGCCCTCACGCGCACCTTAGAAGGTGAAGGGAGGCCATCCCCGAAGGCATGAACCCCCCCTCGGTTTCAGAAGTCACCCCCACACTCAAACGGATAGTTAGTAATCACGATTGATTCAACCCCAACTTGGGCCTCAAGTGCTGCTCTCACATCAGCCATTGAGTCATTACCGCGTGGGTCTAATGCTAGGACAGTACGCCCCTTCATTGTGTTACAGATAATGAACCGTAGGTGGCTATCTTCAACACATAGACCGAAGCATGTTTTGAGGCCACACTCGCAAGTTGTTGCATATCTATATCGGAGGAACTGAGGGTTCTTTTGCCCCTTTGCTCCCATACCGCCCCGCTTCCTTGCGGTGTACCAACCGATGATGTAAGGAACACCGTTAATGAGGCCAATAATGCCTATTCTACCGTTAGGTGTACCCGCGTCGTATTTGTTACCATAGAGGGGTGCGATATCTCCGGTTTCAATGAAGACTCCTGAGTGTATTGCTGCATGGTCGCCGTTTCGGTTGTTAGAGCCGAGTTGAACTGCTCCCCCGCCTGTTTGCTCTACAGGATGAACGAAGCAGCCTTCTAAGCCGCAATCACAAACTTCCCTTATTCCTACTGTAAGTTCAACCGAAGTCAATCTGTTTTTGTAAGCGTGTTCAAACATTGTATTGACTATGTTTCCCGAGTGGTCTTTGTGATATACAGAAAGGCGATGTGTGCCCTTTGCTACTGTGGCTCTATCTGCTGGGTTCATCTCTCCAGCAACCCATCCTTTGACGAATGGAACCGTTACTTTAGGCAGACCAAACCGAACAGCAGCCGAGCCGCTTGAGTATGGCTCGCCGTTGTTGTTTGTTAGGTTCTCCGAATACCGTAGGG